ACAAGATGGATCGCGGAAAAAAAGGAGAGAGACGATGAACAGCACGACGGAACGGACGACCCCGCTTGACGAGCGGATAAGGCTGCACAAGCCAGGCCAGCTCACATGGCCGGAGCCGAAGCTCGGCGAGCAATGCGCCCAGTGCCGACACTTCACCACCGACCCGAGAGAAACCCACCGGAACACGCTCCCGGCCAGCAAGGGCATCTGCAAGGGCGTCTACCACCGCGATCCCCATGCCAGGCCGGTGCCGTTCGCGGCCAACGCGATCGCCTGCTCTCAGTTCAGCAGCCCCAATGGCTGAGGAGGAACCATTTCCAGGTCACTTCGCGGAGAGGTGGAAGGAGCGCGGCGACAGGAGTGTCGACGCTTACCGGCTGATGCGCGTCCTGAACGAGGAGTATCTGATGATCCGGGGTGGTGGCCAAAGCGCCATCATGACGTTCGTGCAGGACAACGAGGACCAGCCTGGCGTCGGATACTTCCGCTTCCTGATCCGGGGTGTGCCGTTCTACGCGGTGATTAACAAGCACACCGGCAGGCTGATCACGGTGTATGACCAGGCGATGATGCGCCGCAAGAAAGCCAAGAAGAAACAACAGAAACGCTGGCGATCGATGGCCGGGAAGGTCGGCAGGAACGCGCGAGGTAAGGGGTGACGGTTCCTATTCTTGGAGCGCAGGCGGGCGCTCGGTTGCGTAATGCAAGTCAGTGAAATCGCCATCGACATAGGCTTGATGAACGCTTTCGCGCATCGGGCCTCTCCACAAGTCAGAAACGCGAGCCTGAAATCCGTGCGGCGCTGCGATAACGCACCACGTCACACGTCGGTTTTGCGTCACCCTCAAAGGCTCAATCATCAAACTTTCCTATTCTGGCTTGCGTCTTGTCTACTTAACATAGCGGCACCAGATGATCTATCGGTTCGGGCCGCGTTGGAAGAAATAACAGGAGGGCGGGATGGTAGTTATTCAGGATGACGGTCGTGTGACTTCATCGGCAACGCGGGAGGTCAGGCGTGGTCGGTGGGTTTGGGTTTCGTTCGGCTCTGGGACGCTTCCACTTGGTCAAGATGGCCGGTGGGAATGGGTTGAAGCACAGGAGCGTTAGGCAGACACATGGAAGCGCGCATAACAGGAGGGCGGTATGCTAAAGAGAATTTTCTGCGACTGGCTTGGCTGGCATAGCTGGCCGGTGGTTTGCTCCGATTGGGACGGGACGGGCAAACCGCCGATGTTCTGCCGTCGTTGCTTTCGCTATTCGAAATAGATGGAGGCTGGTATGACCAGGAAAGTCAGTCTGATCGACGACTTCACGGTCGAAGAGATCAAGGGCGCTCTGCGCAGATCAAAGACCCACGCCGAGGTCAACGCCACAGCCGTCCACTTCTCCCGGCACGTCACCGAGATGGCCGCCAGCCGCAACAAGCTGCACAAGACGATGGCGGATCAGATCAAGAACCTGGCCGTGTACCGGCGGCTCTGCATCGGAAAGGGATGGGGATGATGAACCGGCGCGGGTTTCTCACCGGCCTCCTGGCAGCGCCTGTCGTCATCACGACGCCGGGTCTGCTGATGCCGGTCAGGCCGGTCTGGACGGGTTTTCACTGGGCCGAGGGCGACACCTATGAGATCACCCCCTGCAGAGGGGTCTGCAAGTTGGTGTATCTCGGGGATGATCGATGGATGCTGCTGGATTGACGCCCTAACCCCTCGGGCCATATGGTGCGCCAGGCTTCGAGCAGGGAGCATCCATGCCAGAGATCACATACGCTGACGACACCGTCGGCTGGTACGCCATACTGGTTCAGCCTCAGCGCGAGACCCGCGTGATCGAGTGGCTGGCAACCTTTGGCGTCTATTCGTTCTTCCCGGTCGAGAAGAAATGGCGGATCAGGCGCGCCGCCCGGCGCATCCCAGGCGGCAAGATACTGCCCGACGGGCGGGTCGGATACTTCCACGAGCGATCGATCCTGCCGGGCTATGTGTTCTCCAAGTTCTCAGGCCTCCCGCGATGGCACATCATCCGCGACATGCCCAACATCACCGGCGCGCTCGGCCATATGGGAAAGCCGATCTGCCTCTCGTACTCCGACCTGGAGACGCTCCACGATCTGCGCCACCGGGCGCACGACCTGAACGCCAGGGAGGAGGAACGCCGCAAGATCGTGTTCGCACCAGGCGAGATCGTGCGGATCTCCGAGCACTCAAGCCTCGATGGGTTTGTCAAGGAGATCACCGCAATCGACGCCGGAAAGGAGGTCGCATACCTCCGGGACCTCTGCATCCTCGGCAAACCCCTCCCGATCCCATACGCGATGCTCTCTCACGTCGCCGTGTAAACCGCCGACTTGTCAGATGGACGGAGCGCATCTATGTTCCCGCGCAACGACGCCGCTGTAGGTCATCGTCAGGCAAGGTGATCAGGAGCATAAGCCGTCATGCCGCAGGGCCGTGTGATAGGCATCACCCTGCGAGCGCGGAAGCGAAGCTATTCACCAATCATCTCTGGGGGTCAGCATGGCCGAGCAGACAGAGGGCAAGGACCCATCCAACGGCAGGTTCGTCACCGGCAACAGGTTCTGGGAGCACGCCCTGAAGGCGTTCAATAACGGCAGGCCGCGAAAGATCGCGACTGTCGAGCAGCTCCTCGAGGGGGCTGCAGGGTATTTCGCGGACATCACCGACAACCCGCTCTACGAGGAGAAGTCCTTTTCGAGCGATGGCGGCGTGATCACCCATGACAGCCCGAAGATGCGGGCCATGACCATCGTGGGGCTGTGCAACCATCTCGGCATCACCGCCCGCACCTGGCGCAACATGCGCGAGGAACAGCCCGACCTGGCCGAGGCGATCGAGAAGGTCGACGAGATCATCTTCCAGCAGAAGCTCGAAGGCGCGGCAGCGAACATGCTGAACCACAACGTCATCAACCGCGAGCTGGGCCTGGCTGACAACACCAACGCCAATGTGGCCGCGAAGATGACCGTGGAAGAGCTGGTACTCACACCCAAGGAACGCGCGCGCCGTCTGCAGTACATGCTGGCCGAGGCGATCGAGCAGACCAAACAGGAGCAGCAAGATGGCAATAGCGAAACCGAGTAACCCGATCAGCGAGCCGGACACGGTCCAGATTGCGAACGGCACAGCGATCTCCGCCGACATCAACCTGGCTGGCCGCGTCCCGGTCAGCATCGGTATGCCCGCCGCGTGGACCGCAGCCGCGATCACCTTCGAGGTCAGCCACGACGGGAACACGTTCTACGACCTGTATGACGCCGCCGAGGCCGAGTACGACATCGCCACCCCGGTGGTCGATGGCTGGATGCAGGTCAACCCGGACCTGTTCCGGGGCGCGCGCTATGCCCGCATCCGCTCCGGCGTCTCCGCAACGCCCGTCAACCAGGGTGCCGACCGCGACCTGGTCGTGAGCTTCGGCGAGCCTGACAAGATGTTCTAGACGATGAACCTGGACGCTTTCGCTCAGCAGCTCAGTGAAATCAGCGCCGACAAGCTCGAACCGATCGACAAGGAGATCATCGCGGCCACCGGCTCCCGCAAGTTCATCCCGTCACCAGGCCCGCAGACCGAGGCCTGGCACTGCAAAGCCGACGTCCTGCTCTACGGCGGCGAGGCTGGCGGGGGTAAGTCCGGGCTGCTCTGCGGCCTGGCGCTTGAGAAACACCGGCAATCGCTGCTGCTTCGGCGAAACGGTGTCGATCTTGAGGGCGGCGGCGGACTGATTGAGGACCTTCTCAGGCTCAACCGTTCGCGCGTCGGCTTCTCAGGCAAACCCCCGCCAACGCTGCGCACCGAGACCGGCAGGATCGTCACCTTCGGCTCCTGCACCAACATCGGCGACGAACAGAAGTACCAGGGACGAGCGAGGGACCTCCTGGGTCTCGACGAGGCCACACAATTCGCCGAGACCCAGGTGCGCTTCCTCATGGGCTGGGTCCGCACCGTCACCGAAGGCCAGCAGACCAGGTCGGTCCTGGCAACCAACCCGCCGATGTCGAGCGAGGGCGACTGGATCATCTCCATGTTCCGCCCCTGGCTCGACCCGACCCACGAGAACCCGGCAAAGCATGGCGAGCTGCGCTGGTTCATCACCGTCAAGGACGGCCTCAGCACCATCGACATCGAGGTCCCGGGGCCGCAGACGGTCCAGCGCGACGGAGAGGAGCTGATCCCGACCAGCCGCACCTTCATCCCCGCCAAGCTGCTCGACAACCCGTTCATCGTCACCCGCGACTACCAGAAGCAGCTCGACGCACTGCCCGAACCCTATCGATCCTCGGCCCGCGACGGCAACTTCATGGCCGCCCGTGTCGATCACGCCTTCCAGGTCATCCCGACGCAGTGGATCAGGGAGGCCCAGGAGCGATGGAAAGACCAGGCGATGGTCCGGGGCTACAACGTCCCGCCCAAACACGCGCCGATGAGCGCCCTCGCGGTCGACATCGCACAGGGCGGGGCTGACCAGACGGTTCTCTGCGCCAGGTACGACGCATGGTTCGCCGACTTCGATTGCACGCCGGGTGAGGAAACACCGACCGGCAACGAGGTTGCGGGCCTGATCGTCTCGAAGCGCCGCAACGCCGCCACCGTCATTCTCGACATGGGTGGCGGATATGGCGGCGGCACCCTCCTGAGGCTCCAGGACAACGAGGTCGAGCCGATCGTGAAGCACAAGGGCGCGGAGAAATCCGTGCGCCGGACAGCAGACAAGACACTCGGGTTCTTCAACAAGCGGGCCGAGGTGGCCTGGCGACTGCGCGAGGCTCTCGACCCGGCCCAGGACGGCGGCGCGGTTCTCGCACTGCCGGACGATACAGAGATGACCGCCGACCTCACGGTTCTCAAGTTCGAGATCACGGCGGGCGGCATCAAGGTCACACCGAAGGAGAAGGTGGTCGAGGCGCTGGGCCGGTCACCGGACAAGGGCGACACCGTCATGATGGCCAACGCCAACGGGCCGAGCCTCATGACCCACGGCAACGAGTGGCGTGCCTACGCGCGGTCGCACGGCCAGAAGGGCAGCCGCCAGGTCAACGTCGTTCAATCGCACATGGCAGCCAGGAGAACACGGAAATGAATAAAACTGATCACATAGACAAGCTCGCCGCGTTCGGCGTGAAGATCAAAGGCCCCGCCACCGTCGCGGAGCTGCGCAAGATGCTCAGCGCGGCAGAGACCGACGGCAGCAAGCCCGGACACAACATCGCCCGGGGTCCACAGCCCGGCGACCACAACTGAGAGGAGCGCCAGATGTCAGGCCTGTTCAAAACCCCCGCCGCTCCAGAAATCAAGCCCGCCGTTCCGCTGCCGAACCAGGAGGAGCTGAAGAAGGCGCGCCGCCGCACGATCGCCAGCGAGAGCAAATCCTCCGGCCAGACATCGACGCTCCTGTCGACGGGCGGTCGCGAGACCCTGGGCGCGTAAGATGCACCAGGATGCCAAGTCCCTCAAAGCGCGCGGAGATCACCTGTTCTCGCAGAAGCGTCCGCTGGACAGCCGGAACCAGGAGATCGCCGACCACTTCTACGTCGAGCGGGCCGACTTCACCGTCACCCGCGACATCGGAGAGGACTGGGCCGATCACCTCATGACGAGCTACCCGTCGGTGATCCGAAGGGACCTGGGCAATTCGCTCGGCACCATGCTGCGACCCCGCGCCAAATCCTGGTTCAACGTCCAGATCGAGCGCGGCGACGGCCTCGACAGCGAGGGCAAGGCCTGGCTGCAGTGGGCCACCGAAACCCAGCGCCGGGCGATGTACGATCGCAAGTCCCGCTTCAACATGGCGACCAAGCAGGGCGACCACGATTTTGCCACCTTCGGCGGCGCGTGCATCTCGGTCGAGCTGAACATGAAGGAGCAGGCGCTGCTCTACCGTTGCTGGCACCTGCGCGACGTGGCCTGGGCCGAGGATGCCTACGGCGAGATCAGCGAAATCCACCGCAACTGGAAGCCCACGATCACCGAGCTGTGCGGGTACTTCCCGAAAACGGTCCACGAGAAGATCCAGGTCCGCAAGGACAAGGAGCCGTTCGCGACCGTCAACGTGCGCCACGTCGTCATCAGCGGCGAGACCTACCAGACCGACCGTGCGTTCCGGCAGCCCTGGTACTCGCTCTGGATCGACTGCGAGAACGAGCACATCCTGTTCGAGGGGCCGACCTGGCACCGCATCTACACCCTGCCGCGCTGGGCCACGATCTCGGGGTCGCAGTATCCCTACTCGCCCGCCGCCCTGATCGCCCTGCCCGACGCCCGTCTGATCCAGGCCATGACGCTGACCATGCTCGACGCCGGAGAGCGCGCCGCCAACCCGCCGATGGTGGGCGTGGCAGAGGCCATCCGTGGCGATCTCCAGCTCTATGCCGGTGGCTTCACCTCGGTGGACGCAGAGTACGACGAGCGACTGGGCGAGGTGCTGAGGCCGCTGAGCCAGGACAAGGGCGCTCTGCCGTTCGGGATCGAGATGCTCGACCGCACCGGCGAGATGATCAAGAACGCCTTCTACCTCAACCAGATTTCGATGCCGCCCCACGGTGGCCCTGAGATGACCGCCTTCGAGGTCGGCCAGCGGGTCCAGGAGTACATCCGAAACGCGCTGCCGCTGTTCGAGCCGATGGAGGACGAGTACAACGGCCAGCTCTGCGACATGACCTTCGAGGTCCTCCTGCGCAACGGTGGCTTCGGCTCGCCGATGGACATGCCGGAAAGTGTGCGCGGACAGCAGACCACCTACGAGTTCGAAAGCCCGCTGCGCGAGATGATCGAGCGCCAGAAGGGCCAGACATTCCTGGAGGCCAAGGCGCTCATCACCGAGGCCGCGCAGATGGACCCGTCCAGCGCCAGCATCATGGACTTCCGCAAGACGCTCCGCGACGTTCTCGGCGGCATCAGCACGCCGGAGAAATGGCTGCGCAGCGAGGCCGAGGAGGACGCCGTCATCAAGGAGCAGGAGCAGCGCCAGGCCCAGGCCGAACAGATGGCCATGCTGCAGCAGGGTGGCGAGGCCGCCTCCAAGCTCGGCCAGGCCGCGCAGCAGTTCGCGACGCCGCAATGATCACCGCGCCGGACGATTTCGAGAAGGGCCGGTTGGCCTGGGAGACGGACAATCCGATCGAGGACTACCTGCCGGTGTCCGACGAGTTCATGGACGGATGGTTCTACGCCAAGTTCAGCGATCCCGACTGGATCGAGGAAAACATGCTCATAGACGACCTGGGGGATGATGATGGCCGAGAGGCAAACGCCGCGCCCTAAGTGGCAGACGGACACGCGCAGGCCGCCCTGGCTTCCGCCGTACTTCGACAGCAGCTACGTCCAGGCCTTCAAGGCGGTCTGGGCTGGAGAGGGAACACCGGAACAGCAGCGCGCCGTCCTGGACTGGATCATCCACCACGGTGGCCAATACGGGGAAATCTCTTTTCGCTCAGAGAGAGATGGTGGTGCCCTGGATACCGCATTTGCAGAGGGTCGACGCTTCGTGGCCCAGCAGGTGCAGAAACTGATCGGCCTGGACCACCAGCTGGTCGCGAAACTAAGGGAAGCAGAAAATGCCGGAACCGCAAGCAACGCCTCAGCCGGGCCAGGAACCAGGGTCGTCGACCCCGACAAGCACGCCAAATCCGGCAGCAGGTGATCCACCCGCGACACCCGCCAACGGGACGCTGGCCGAACAGGCTGGAGGTGCTGCGCCTGAGGGCGAGAGCATTACCGACTGGCGCACGACGCTGGCTGGCGAGGACCAGGAAGCCCTGCAGGAGCTGAGCCGGTTCAAGTCATCGAACGACTTCCTCAAGAGTTTCCGCGAGGCCCAGACCAAGATCCGCTCCGGCGCACACAAGCAGGGGGCCGAACCCCCGGGCGAAGGCGCAACCGAGGAGGAGATCGCGACCTGGCGCAAGGAGGCGGGCATCCCCGAGGACCCCAAGGGATACCTCGAAAACCTGCCGGACGGGCTGGTGTTCGGCGAACAGGACGAGGCCGCGCTGGGCAGCTTCACGGAAGCGATGCACTCGCAGAATGTCCCGCCCGACATGGTCCACAAGATGCTGAACTGGTATCAGCAGTTCCAGGAGGACGGGTCCGCCCAGATCAAGGAGGCGGACAAGACCAACCAGGCCGAGGCGGCGGACAGGCTGCGCGAGGAGTGGGGCACGGATTACCGCTCGAACCTGCAGTCGGCCCTGAACTTCATGAAGGCGACCGCGCCATCGATGGAGGACGGCAATAGCGTCGCCGACGCCCTGATGAACGCCCGGATGCCGAATGGTGTTCGGGTTGGAGATCACCCCGACGCGCTCAGATGGTTCGCCAACCTGGCGCAGGAACAGAACCCGGCTGGCTTCGTGGCTCCAGGCTCCGGCCTGACCAACGAGCAGTCGATCGAGAACGAGATCACCGAGATCGAGAAGATGATGCGGGAAGCCCCCCGCCAGTATTTCGCGGACGACGCCAAGCAGGCACGTCTGCGCACCCTATACACAGCTCGGGACAAACTGTCCGGCGCTGCGTAAGACCCGCGAGGCCAACCCGGGCAACCGGCCCCTCGCACCCCCGCAAAACCCCGCTTTTAAGCTCGCCCCGACCGGCGCGCGGCCAACCCGTGTCAACGGCCCCGCAACCGCCAATGTCGGCCAACCCTGCGCAAAGCATGAATGGAAGCTCATCGTAAGGAGAATGAGCTATGGCAGAAACTGCCTTCCAAACTCAGTATCGCCAGGAGATGATCGCAGGGTTCGAAGTGAACCAGTCGCTCCTCCGTGATGCTGTCACCACAGAAGCCGTGATCAAGGGGAACCAGGCTGTGTTCCTCGTCGGCGATAGTGGTGGGGCCACCGCCGTGACACGCGGCGTCAATGGTCTGATCCCTGGCCGGGCTGACAACCTGAACCAGAACACCGCCACCCTCATCGAGTGGCACGACAAGCCGATCAAGACAGGTTTCAACATCTTCGCGTCGCAGGGTAACCAGCGCGCTCTGATGCAAAAGACCTGCATGTCGGTGATGAACCGTCGCATCGACGACGACATCATCACAGAGCTGGCGACCGCCACCCTCACCTTGGGCGCGGCGACCACCTTTGATCTGGACCTGGCCGTTCATGGCAAGACCGTTCTGCAGAACAACGACGTTCCGTGGGACAACAACATCTTCGCCCTGATCACGCCCGCCGCAGAGGCCTATCTGCAGCAGGTCGCGGCCTACACATCCGCGGACTACATCAACATCAAGCCCCTTCCGGGCGGCGATGGGTGGTCCGACAAGATGAAGGTCAAGGACTGGCTTGGCGTCAAGTGGATCGTGCATCCGAACCTTCCAGGCAAGGGCACGGCCTCGGAGACCTGCTTCATGTTCCACCGCTCGGCCATCGGCCATGCGGCGAACACCGGCGGGCTGATGACAGCCGTAGGCTACGACGACGAGGATGACTATTCCTTCGCACGTTGTTCCTGCTTCATGGGTTCGGTGCTGATGCAGAACTCGGGCGTGATCAAGGTCGCGCACGATGGCTCTGCATACGTCGCAACCTGATAGGAGTAGGAAAACATGGCTTACGCAACCACCAACCCTCCGCAGAAGGTCGCTGGCGGCATCGGCGGTGGACACTCGCTCTGGCTCTATGTGTCGGACGATGTTCACACTGACGTTGATGCAGCTAACTACTTCTCCAACGGAGACGCCCTCGGCATGAAGGTTCTGGACACCGTTATCGTCCAGGACAGCACCACGCCGTTCGGGGTGACCCTGCACGCTGTCACGGTCGTGACGGCGGGCGGAGCAGCGTCTGTAGGCGGTGCACTGCTGGTCTAAACCAAACAGAAGGGCGGCTCCTCGCGGGGTCGCCCTTTTGCACATTCAACCCTTCACAGGAGCCACGCTCATGGCCACGAAAACAGAAGAAAAGCCTGCCGACGAAACACCCACCGTCGCCGAAACGATCTCGCCGGAGCCACTCGGCCACGCCAAGCAACCGACGCGCATCACGCAGATGGAACACGCGGTCATGCTCTGGCATCACGTCGCGCAGCCAGGGGAAAGCCCCGAGCAGTTCATGCACCTGGCGACATGGGCACACGTTGCCAAGAGCCTCCAGGTCGGTCACGAGATCATCGTGGTCGCGGCGGAAGGCAACTGGCGTCTCCACCTCTACGTCCGCGCCGTTGGCCGGAACGAGGTCGTCGTCGGGACCGTGAGCTTCGCCGAGTTCGGCAGGCAGGAAGAGATCGTCGACGATGTCCCGTATGCCGTCGCCTGGCGCGGCCCGTCCGCCAAGTGGTCGGTCGTCTCCAAGGAGACCAAGGCGATCGTGAAAGACAACTTCGCAACCCAGGAGCAGGCAGCTCAATGGGTGGCCCAACACCTGAAAGCACTGGCGGCGTAACATGGCAATCTCAGGCGACATCAAGCTCGGCATCTACAACGGTGCCCTGGCGCGTCTCGGCTCCCGGCAGCTCGCAAACCTGAGCGAGGGACGGGAAAGCAGGCGCGTCCTGGATCAATTTTGGGGCGGCCAGAACCAGCTGGTGTCGTATGCCCTGGAGCGCGGAGACTGGAACTTCGCGCTCCGCGCCCGCCTTCTTGAGGCCGACACGGCGGTCGAGCCGGTCTGGGGCTGGGCCTACGCCTACGCCAAACCGGACGACTTCCGTCGTCTCAGCGCGCTCTCCGCCGACGAGCGGCTGCAAAATTCACTGACCGCAGAGGGCTATGCCGACGAGGGCGGATACTGGGTCACCGACGTGACGCCGCTCTATGTCCGATATGTCTCGGATGATGCGGATTACGGGTTCAACTCGGGCGAGTGGACGCAGGGGTTCATCGACTTCATGGAGGTGCGCCTGGCCCATCTCAGCTGCAACCGGCTGACGGGCGACAAGAGCCTGCTGAACCAGCTCATCGCCGAGGAGAAGAAAGCCCTGGCCAACGCCAAGAGCGTCGACGCGATGGACGAGGGGGTCAAGTTCCTGCCGCAGGGCAGCTGGTCCCGCGCCAGGTCGGGGCGATCGGGACGCAACCGTGACCGATCGACGAGCCTGCCATGAGAGCTGACTTTGCCCTCGCCGTATTCAATCGCGGCAGGGTTTCCAAGCGCACGCTGGGGCGGATCGATGTCGATCGCATTGCGCTCTCGGCAGAGGTCCAGACCAACTGGATGCCGCGCACGCTCGGCCCGATGTCGCTGCGCCCCGGCCTCGGATACACTGGCGCGAACCCCGACGACGGAGCCTACATCCCGTTCATCTATACCAACACCGACAACGCGATCCTGGAGCTGACGCCCGACACCCTGCGCATCTGGGATACCGGCGACACCCTGGTTCAGCGAACCGGCGTCGCGACCACGGTTACCAACGGCGAGTTCACCACCGACCTCACCGGATGGACCGACGCCGATGAAGGGGCTGTTGCATCCTCGGTCTGGAGCGGTGCTGGCGGCACGTTCCTGCAGATGATCGGAACCGGCGACGAGCGCGCGATCCGCAGGCAGACGCTGACGGTCGCAGGCGGAGAGATCAACACCGAACATGCGCTCAGGATCGTGATCAATCGAGGTCCGGTCCTCCTGCGGATCGGCACGGCTGCGGGGGCCGACGACATCTTCCGACAGGCCGTGCTGCGCACCGGAACGCACAGCATCGCCTTCACGCCCGGCGTCGTGGACCCGGTGGTCGAGCTGTCGACAAGTAACGAGTTCAACGTGCGGGTGGACAGCAT